CGACTCGCTTACCCCAAGGCACTAGGATGGAGCCCCAGCACCCAAGCTCAATACGCGAGCGAACTATTTAACAAGCCGAATGTTTTGCGCGCCTTGGAAAAGGAAATGGACAAGCTCCGTAGCAGGGGGCGAAATAAGACCGCCTTATCCGCGCAGAGGGTTATCGACGAGTTTAAGTATCTCGCTCTTGCATCGATTACGGACGTTGTTCAGTATGAGAAGCGGAAGAATCGTTACGGCGTGGACATCTACGTGATGAAGATCACCGAATTTGATAAGTTGAGCGACGACACCAAGCGCGCGATGAAGAAGATCAAGATCCGCACGAAGCCTGTTAAAGAAGGTGAAGGCGAGGAAGTAACCTGGCACGAGATCCAGGAGATCGAGTTTGAGCTCTACGACAAGCAGAAGGCTCTTGACTCACTCGCGAAATACTTTGATCTCTACGTTGAAAAGCTTGAGGTCCACCACACCGGCACGATCGGGCATGTCCACACGACAGTCCAGGAGATGCGCACCCTATTCGACGCCATGACCCCAGAAGAACGCGCAACGCACCTGGACAAGCTCATGGGCGATATGACGATTGACGTAACCAATGAGCATAAGGAGTAGCACGATGAGTATCAAACTAAACTATGGCGATCTGTTTATGCTGGAATTGAACGATGATGTCTACACACGCATAAATAACTGCAAGAGAGAGATACGCATTTCCTTATTGCCACACCTTGCAAAAGGTGCGTGTGTTGTCACCAATACAGCAATGAATGGCGGCGGCCAATCTTATGATGGCGGATATCCTGACGGTTATCACGTGTATGCAGAACACATGGACACCGGAACGAAATTTGATTTCTATCAGTCTGGCTGTTTCACCTGCATGATCAAGAACAGAAAGCCAATTGGCACCGCGCGACAGAAGTGGGTGGTTGACAACGACGCAGGGGGTGAGTGATGGTAGAACACACAGATGAACAAAAGCAGGCATTTCTTAATGAGCTGACGGAGCTATGCAAGAAGCATGGGATGCGTATTGATTGCACCTGCATGGAGGGAGACCTTGTAATTGACGATCTTTTACGCGGAAAGTACGTTCTCGGTTCCTTTCGGGCCTGCTGCTCTACCCGGTAGTCAAGAACATTATTGAGAAGAGGAAGAGGAAATGAGTTGTGCTAAATGCGGGAAACCGACAGTCAAGGCGTTAATGATCGCGAATAAGCTTACTAACTTCTGCGGAAAACATTTCAAAGAGGCCAAAAAGAGAATAGAAAAGCAAGAGAGGATGCGGAAGAAATGATTTACCTAAAACAGCCAACTGGCATAGGATATACAGAAGTATATTTAGCTGTGTCGCATGGATGTCATGAATTAACATGCGATAGCTGCGACCTTCGAGGTGATTGTCATCGCCTATTTGAGAACGGAATGAAATGCGATGCTATTAAAAGAGTGCCAAAACATCGATGGGCGCGGATTGGTGATGAAGATATTAAGAAGATGAAGGAAAGCTAAATGACCGACGCAACCGCCTTCACGAAGTACCAGGACCGGCTCAAGCACTTGCGCTGGCTCGCTCCTGTCCAGAAGGCGGAGGTCAAGAACCAGGCGGCATTGTCGTGCATGCAGAGCCAGGCGAGACAGTCCGGATTGCATTTCATGGAGTATTGCTGGCAGCAGCCGAATAACCCGCTAGTAGTTGGCCGGCACACGCGAGAGATCAATACGATCCTTGACAAAGCAATAGAGAATTTCAGGAATGGCATATCGAGCTACATCAGTATCGCGGTTCCATATCGTCACGGCAAAAGTGACGCTAGTTCTCGCTTTCTGCCTGCAAAGTTCGTCGGAGAGTTCCCGGACGAATCGGTTATCGTTGGCACATATGCAGCTTCGTTGTCGGAGAAGTTCAGCCGGGCGACTAAGCGGATCATGGATAGTGGCGCATACAAAGAGCTCTATGAAACAAGGTTGAGCAAGAAGACGGACAGTGTAAAAGTAAGGGCCCTTGAGAAGCACACTGGAGAGATGATTTATGTTGGTGCCGATGGTGGCGCGACTGGTAATGGCGCATCTCTTCTGGTTATCGATGACTTTTTCAAGAACCGCAAAGAGGCCGAGTCCGAGACGCTGAGAAATAGCCGCTGGGAATCGTTCTCGAATGACTTCTTTTCACGTATCGCCCCGGTTCACATTGTTATCGTGCTGAATACCAGGTGGCATGTTGACGACATCTCAGGACGCATAAAGAATCGCAATGACAAGAAGCATGAAGACTTTGACCCACTGTTTCCAAAGTTCCAGCAGGTCGTATTCCCTGCAATGTATGAAGATGGCACATACCTTTTTCCTGAGAGGTTCAATGATCATTGGTACCAGGTGCAATTCGCCATGCTTGGCGGAGTGAATAGTTACGCTGCAAATTGCCTGCTCCAGGGAGACCCGACAACAAAGGGCGGGAACATGATCAAAACCGAGCACATCAAATACAACGCAGAGATGCCTGACGATCTGTTTTATGTACGAGCCTGGGACTTGGCGTCAACTGAGGAAGAAAGGAATAGCGCGGATCCAGATTACACTTTCGGCATCTGCCTGGCAGTGCGTCAAAAGATCGTGCGTGATTTAATGGGGAAAACCATCCTGAACGATACCGGGGAGCCTGTAAGAATCTACGATATTTACATTGAAGACGGGAAGTATTGCCGGGAAGAAGCCCCGAAACGTGATGAGCTAATCCGTGCGACCGCCCTGGAAGATGGCGCAGAAGTGTGGCAGGGAACGGAATCAGTCGCGGGATACAAGGACAAGTACACGCTCCTGAAGAAAGTTCTCGAAGGCGTTCGGGTAGTGCGGAAGATCACCCTCAAAGGCGATAAAGTTATCAGGGCATCTGTTCTCGAACCTATATTCCTTATGGGGAATGTTTACGTTAACGGCCACCCAAGCGATCCATGGGTTGCAATGCTCATCAAACACATTTCAGAGTTTCCAAACGGCGCGCACGATGACGGAATAGACGCGCTCGTGAACGCTTTCAATCTCGCGCTGCAGAGAGCAGCCGAGGCCGGTGTCAGTTCTGGCACCTCAACGATAAACGGAGAAGACCCACTATGGGGAGGAGCAGCAGTATGAGTAGGTTTCAATATAGAATCAGAGACACGAAGAATGGCGTTTATTACAATACGCTTGGTGAAGGGGTCGCGTTTGTCATGGAGATCGATCCATTGATAGGTTTTAAATATGCAAGCAGCCATATGTGTATTGACTATTCATCTTATCCAGGATTTGAGCACCTTATTACAGAACAATGCACTGGGCTCCAGGAAGATGAAGATCTCTTCTGGTATGAAGGCGATATAGGCGAGTTCGACAATGGTGACCGCTTCGTAATTAAGTGTGAAGACTGGTTAGAGTTTTACGTTGAATGGATTGGTGAGCCTGAATGCGAGAACCAAGCCAGAGACTTTTACCGGATCAAGTGCGCGGAACTCATTGGCAATATCCACGATAATCCTGATCTATTGGAGAAAATCTAAATGAGTTTAACAATAGTTCCCCCTATCCGTCAGCAGATGGACATGAAGACCCGGGAGGTTCGGCTCTGGTTCGACAAGGACACAAGTGTTGCGCCTGATGGAAAGTATCGCATGCTTGGCGGCATGTTCCTTCCGTCAAATGTCAAGAGCGACGACGGGCACAGCAGGATTCGCGGGTATTCACTGGTTGCCGGGCGGAATGTTGACACAAAGACAACCTACATATTCGATGAGACTGAATGGGTAACGGTCGATCATATTCTTGACGACACTGATGGCTCGATTATAGCCGAGGGCGTTGTTACTTGGCTACTCAATGTCTGGAGTAACTACTTTTGCAACACATATTCCCACCGCCAGGATGATGAGACGCTATTCCGGTACCAGATTGATTTCAACCGATGCACGATGCTTCAGCCAAAGACTTCATTTCTTGACGCGGAATGGAATGACGACTCTCAGCCTGTTAGTGTAATCACCCGCGAGTTGACACTTTCCCGCCTTAAGATGAAGCGCAACAGCATCTTAATCCGAGAATTAGACCAATTTCGCGCAACCCCCGATATTGACCCTAAGAACCTGCCTGCAATGCATTCTTTGATGTGCTGTCTTTCAACGCTTGACAGATATTGGCCTTGACATTTATTGTCTATGTGTGTACAATGATTACACAGCGCTTAATCGATGATCATCAATTTCAGGAGTCCATGACCAATGGCCGCAACAACAACAAATAAGCCGGTGTCACCGCTGGCGGAATATCTTATCGATGTCTTATACTCGCGCTGGTCATCAGACCGGCAGGATTTGGATATCAAGTGGGAACAAAACGACTGTACTATTCGCAGGATCCGCCAGAGTGACTGGAAGAAGGATGAGGGGAAAGACTGGAGGGCGAATACTTCAATTGGCGCGGTTAAGCAGAAATGGTTGACCGGTTGCGCGTTGGTGTTGGACCATGTTTTAGAGGGTGGGGTTCTCAATGCAGGGCTGAAGGTCAACGAACTTTGGGAAGACCTGACCACGCAGGAGCATGACGAGCATGCCGAAGACATTGACCATGCAAACAGGCAGATCCAGACGATGTTTGCACTTAGCAAGATTGACAAGCCAACCGTTAAGGCTGTTTTCTCTGCTGGCAAGTATGGTATGGCATGGGCAACTTACTATGTCGATACTGTTAAGCGCGTTGAGTATCAGCCGATACAGTATGAATTTGAAGTGGAAGACCCGGAAGACCAACGATTCGAGCGCGTTGTGCATGAGATCGAGACGCCTATGATTGAGTGGGTGCCTGTATGGGAGATGTTCTGGGATATGACAGAGGACGACATTCGAAAAGGTGATGGCCTTTGTCGCGAACAAAACTTTACGGCGTACAAACTTCGCGAAGCCTCAGAAGATGGCGCGGGATGGATTAAGCCGGTAATTGAAATGGTTATTAACGAAAGCATGACCAGCGATCATGAAGGCGAGGGCGATGACTGTAACTTGGCACCAGGCCGCCGAAATATTGAATACAGCAAGAACAATATTAAATTCCGTGAATTCCGATGCCGAGTGCCGAAGAAGGTCATCCGAGACTACCAAAAAGACTTTCTCAACGAAAAGGCTCCGGAGTTTGATGCAGGGTTCGACACGATTGACGAGACCGATGGAAACGAGCAGGAAATACTGTGCGTCGTGGCAAATAATATGGTCGTGCGATTTCTCCCCGTTGACGATGATACCGACCTTCGCAAGTTCTACCAGGTAAAATGGGAAGACGATCTTGACCATCAGCAGGGCGTTGGCATTGCTGACAATGGATTCCAAGCGCAGGAAATTCTAAACGGCGCATTCAATGCGTTCCAGGACAATAAAAAGCTTTCGGGCGACATTCAGGGGTTTTATAATCCGCATCATTTCAAAGATGATGAAGATATGTCAGTACAGCCTGGCAAGTTCAGACCCTTAGGAACAACTAACAAGCCAGTCCAGGATTCAGTCTACCAGCTCCAGTTTGCCGACACTGGCGAGACACTTATCAGCGTGATCCGACTTGCTCAGGAGATGCTTGACGACGAAACGAATATACCGAAGATGGCGCAGGGAGCTCTTGGCCCGGTAACGCCGAATACGGCCTATGAAGCAAGTCAGATGATGGAGAAGTCGGGGAAATACATTGCCGGCGTTATCCGCAACTTTGATAGCTACTACACCGAGCCTATAACCAACGATTACTTTGAGTTCATAATGATGGATCCGAAGTCAGCAGTTGCCAAGGGCAATTATGTTGCAATCGCGAAAGGGTTCACCAGCTTCCAGGATAAGGTTGTTCGAGTCCAGAAGCTTATGCAGTTAATCAACTTGGTAATGAGCAATGAGACAGTTGAGGGCATGGTTCGCGTCATGAAGTTGCTTGAGGAAGTTCTCAGAGCAAACGACATTGATCCTGACGAGGTTCTTTATTCTCAGGAAGAGTACCTTGCCAAGGTGCAGGCGGAAGAAGAGCGCCAACGGCAGATAGCTGTTGAAGTTGAAGAAGCGAAGAACGACCCAGAGGCCCAGGAACTCGACAAGGAAAAGACCGCAGCCGAGATAGCAGAGATCGAAAACGATGGGCGCCGCAAGGATGAAGAGTTGGAGCTTAAGAAGGCTGAACTATTGATGAATCAACGAAACGAGAACAATAACCAGGAGTAGCACATGCCGAACGAAGAGACCACCATCGAGATTTACAACTACGACATGGGCCACTTTCCAAAGACTCAGGATGAGTCAGACGAGATTGGGCAGCGGATTGTAGCAAAACAGATTCTCGCAGTCAAAAAACTGATCGCAGGTGCGTTTCAAGATGTGTTTCATAAAAACTGGGATGAGTCATTTAAGGTTGATTGTCGTCACAAAGCGATAGGCGACGACAAGGAGATTGTATTCTATAAAAACCGTCCATTCCTGGAACTTGGCGATATGGAAGAGGATTTTATAACGAAGAACGGAACTCAGCACCTGGTAATCAATCAAAGCTATCGGGTACTGTGATGGATCAGCACGACGCAAGAGATCATATGAAGCGATGCAGAGACATCGATATCGAAACATGGTCGTCCAAGGCTATCAATCGTGCGGCGGAGAAAGTTCGCATTTACACCGAGAAAGGCAAGACGGAATGTGAATTGGATCTAAAATACCCCCCAAGAAATCCAGACGACAATACATCTGCAGAGGTTGCTGAGAATCTTGTGAAGCATTTCGAGGCTATCGGATACTCAGTTCAACTGATTCAGAGAACGAACCACATCGGCGCAATTTGCCGGGTTAAATGGTCCGGGAGCAAGCGACTCGATGCATGAACGAAACAATAATTTTGCAAATAACTTGACATCCATTGACATCATGTGTACAATTATTGAATACAGGAGACATTAATTGATCAAACTAGATTCTTATGAACTGCAACAGCTCGCAAACTTTGAACAGGGTGATTTTTGGGCTCTGCTTAAGAAGGTGGTTGGCGCGGATCTGCAGATTTTAGAGGATGAGGTCAGAACATCTCCAAAGTTTTCCGATGAGGATCTAACGGAGGATCTTCGTTACAAAATGGGTGGTATCAACTACCTGAAACGAGTGCTCGAACTTCCAAGTGAAGCGCGAAAACTCATAAAATAGAGGTAAGAACATGCCCTACGTACAACGTATGCTTAGGCGATTTCTGAATGTGGCTCACGTCTGGTTGAAGCCCCAGACCTTCTTGACTGCAACAAGCAAGAAAAAGGTTGCATCCGCATCTATTGTTGTTGGCGCTGAAGCTGCCAATGTAATCAACGTGGCTGTCCAGCTCAAATCCGCAGACGGTAAAGATGTTGCATACCGCGCAGGCATGGGTTTTTACCTGTCCAGCGATGCAGATGGCGACACAATCGAAGCCAGCGGCCCTGACTCATGGGCAATCGGCACTGACGGTATCCTTCTCCCTGATGGCGGCGACAGCCTTATCAGTGGCGTTGTCATCTCTGAAGTCGATGGCGACATTGATATTGATATGACTCATTCCGGTGCAGACACATTCTATCTCAACCTTCTGGTTGACGGCGAAGTCTACACCTCAGACGCAATCACATTTGACGCGACTACCTAATGATTAAGCACGTTCATATTTGTGGCCTATTTCGGGCAGATCTTAAAGGCGTAAGCCAGAAAGACCTGTCTGCGAATGGTGCTGAAATATGGACGTGCAACGATTGGTACAGGTGTTATCCATGGATGATGCCTGACCGCGTTTTTAATATTCACTATGCCCCACATGTCAACGAAAGTCGTGGCCGTTTTCCTGGTAACTGGAAAAAGTGGTATGACAATGTAATTGATAATGGTGGCAAAGTGTCCGTTGTTCAAAAGATCGAAGGCATTAATCCGGACGGTCAACATCTGTTGCCAATGGAATTGCTTGATAAATTCAGCATAAGCAGTATGGGTTGTTCAATCAGCCTTGCATTATGCCTGGCAATACATGAGGGATTCCAAAAGATTACCCTTCATGGCGTTCGCCTTCGCGATGCTGAATACTCTCACCAGATCGACTTTATCAACAACGCGCTTAAGCATTGTACATTGAATGGCGTACAGGTGGACAATCCTTACGCAGAACAATGGAAGGCGAGAGAGGTCAGCAAGATCGATTGGAATAATGTGGTCGATGTTGACTGCGGAAGCCTTAAGCATCTTGTCAGATATTTCAAGCCTGACTTAACAATAACACTCCAAGAGGAACAACTATCATGCCAGACGACATTGAAATGAGCGCCGAGCAGGAAACCGAAGAAGAGATGTCCATCGAAGAGCAGGAAGCTCTTTTTGACCAGGACGAATCGGAATACGACGAAACCGATGACACTTCAACCGACGAGGATGCAGAAGATGAAGAAGCTGCAGACGACTCCGACGACGAAGAGGAGGATGAAGAGTCAGCTGATGATTCAGATGATACTGAAGAAGACAGCGACGAAGAAGACTCTGATGATGATGCCGAAGAGGAAGAAAGTGAAGACGACGATGAAGACCCGTTGGCAGACATCAAAAAGAAAGCCGCAGCACTGAAGCAATCCGAGCAGGATGCCGCAGACAAAGCGACTGCTGATGCAGAACGCGGTAAGAATATGGAAGTAGCCAAGGCCGATGCGCTTAAAGAGTTGTTTGACTCTGATAAGATCACCGGTAAAGATGGCGAAGAAATTGACATGGCCGAGTTCCGAGAAACCTACGGAGCTGAACTTGAAGGCGTAATGGCTGCCATGGCGTTCAAGATGATGGGTTCCACCGTTGAGAAAGCAATGGAATCATCCGGATATGCAAGCAATGAAGAAGTCCAGGCGCTAAGAAAAGAAAATGCAAACATGCAGTTCAAAGCAGAGATCGCGCATGATCACCCTGAAGTCTGGCAGCTTGAGAATAATAAAGAATTTTGGAAGTGGGTTAACGAGCAAGGCGAAGATGTTAACACTCTTGTTGATTCAGGAGTTGCCGCAAATGTCTCAGCCGTGATCGGTGCCTACAAGAAGGCGTCAATCAAGAAAACCAACTCTGTCATTGACAAAAAGGCCACTGCGAAGAAAAAGCAGCACACCGACCTCCATGGCTCCACAGTGAGAACCAAGAAGGGCGGAAAAGGCAAGAAGGCCAAGAGAGGCGGCCACATGTCTGAAGAGGAAGCCGCCGCAGAATTTGATGATTACGAGGTGGAAGACTGATGAGCAACAAGGAAACTCAGACTTTAACCGCAACATGCACCTACAAAACCAAGGTGATTGACATCGAAGCGATGAAGAATGAAACTCGTTGCCCTCACCCCCGTTGCAAGAAAATACTTTTCAAAGGAATACTTGGACCCGGTACCAGAATCGAAGTGCTCTGCCAAGGTTGCAGGAACATGACGATTATTCAGGTGGTTCCGAGTCAATAAATTAACATAAATCACATCTAGTAACTGCCACTAGCCAGAACGCCGTGAGTGTCCGTGCATTGGTCAACCAAAAAGGGAGGCTACCAATGGCCAACTATAACACAAACGGCGATCTGACACAACGGACCGCTGTAAAGGCTGCAAAGCGACTTCTGAAGCGCGCCCAGGAAATGATGATCCTGGAACGTTTCGGGCAGAAAGACCCGCAGCCACAGAACAGCGGGAAGACTCGTACCTACCGGAGATATCACTCTCTGGCGGCTCTTCCTGCAACCGCGCCTTTGGCAGAAGGTGTAACCCCGACCGCAAAGAAGCTTACGTATTCTGACGTGTCGGTTACGCTCGAAACTTATGGCGATCTCGTGGAATTGACCCGCGAAGTGAAGCTCTACCATGAAGACCCTGTTTTCAAGGAAACCTTCAACATCCTGGGTGAACAGCAGGCGGAAGTCGTTGAGCTGATTCGTTGGAACGCGCTGAAAGGCGGAACTAACGTTTTCTATGCCAACAACGTTTCATCCCGTGCAACTGTTGACTCTCCTGCAACTTCTGCAGACCTGAAGCGCATTGAGCGTGGATTTATGCGGAATCGCGCAACCAAGATCACCAAGATCGTCAAGGCCAGTCCAAAGGTTTCCACAGAACCTATCCAGGCTGCATTTGTACTGCTCGGTCATACCGACTGCAAAGCCGACTTGGAAGCTCTTGCCGGCTGGGTTCCTGTTGCCAATTACGGCGACAGCATGAAAGCCATGCCGCAGGAAGTTGGAAGCTTTGGGGTCTATCGTGTCCTCTTGTCTTCTCTCTTTACTTCATGGGAAGTTGCTGGTGCCTCTGGTACTACCTATCTTTCTGGTGGTGAAGAAGTCAGCTCCGCCGCGAATTGTGATGTATATCCGCTTATCGCACTCGCCCGAGATGCCTACGCTATCGTTCCTCTCCAGGGACATGGCGCAACCAAACCGGTTGTACTGCAGCCCAAACCTGCTCCTGGCGATCCTATGGGTCGTAAGGGTTCCGCAAGTTGGACCGCAGATCAGGCATGCTTGATCCTAACCCAAACCTTTATCGCCCGTCTGGAAGTCGCCGCAAGCGCCGTTCCTCCAGATAGCGCGTAACCAGGAGGATTGAAATATGTTAAATCAAATCTCTGGAACCTTCTTCGGTACCGCTGCTGACCTGTATTTCAGTCTCGGCTTCGTGCCTGATTGGGTAAAAATCCGCACTCTTGTTACGACTGACGAGGAACGCCTCGAATGGTCCCGTAACATGCGTGGAATCGCTGCATTTGGCGGTCAAGCTATTGATGATGACGGAGCAATCACTCCTGTCGCCCTCGGTGCTGGCGTTGCTGAATACCTCGGCGGAAATGACCTCGCTAACCTGTCTACCGTTTATCTTGATAAGCGTGCAGATCAGGACATGCGCGATGCCGGTGACGGCGATGTTATCAGTGCTTGGACACTGGACACGCCTGCTAACCGCACTGGTCATTTCAACGCTCCAGTCAATACCGACCATGTTGGTGTTGGTTCACTGGTTCGTATTGGCTACGAAGTTACTGCTCAGAACGAATGGGCTTCCATTGTCGCTCTGACAAGTAACGGCGAAGTTGCAAACGAAGTTACCTTGTCCAAAGCGGTTAAGAGCGGAAGCGTTCTTTCCCTGACTGGCATGGCTGACTTTGTTGGTATGCCCGCTGGCTCAGTAACTAAAGCCGGGTTCTTCCTGGATAGCACTGCTGCAGTCAACATTGACGCGCAGTACTGCATGTTCGAAGCTGGAACCTATAACTAGGTTCTTTCGCCCGGCATCCATCTTTAATTAGGTGGTTGCCGGGATCCTTTTCCCAAACCATAACCACCCCAAAGAGTCTACAGCACAATACAGGAGGCGAAAGACCACCATGACAGCACCCAAAAGACCAAAAAAGAAAAAAGAAGCCGACCGTCCGAAGTCATTGGACGAAAAAAGAACAGAAGAAGCCGCAAAAGAAGAAGTCACAACAGTCGAACCAATTGCGGAGACTGAAGAAGTTGACAAGGACGCCATGATTGAG